CAATCTCTAACTCACCCAACTCTTCTTTGTCGTCATCAATCAACATACTTTTTCCTTTTCCTGCCGTTGTTCGGTTGTAGGAGATTCAACTCGGCATAATTGCTTATGAGTTGAGTTTCTGCTCGGCCTTTAATCTATCTAAGTGACTTTTCTCGAACCTTCCATGCGCTGATGGAAACGTCCCAGACCACCCTTCTAACTTAAAAGCTGGCGCAGATAAAATGCGATGAGTCTCCTCACCACAATCACACACAAGACTTGTTAACTCATAATCAACAAATCTCTCTGTCTTATGCCCGTTTATACAGGCAAATTCATACATTCTTCTCATTTAAGTCCTCAAATGCTCTTTCGCTGACTTGTTTTAAGTTTTTCAGCCAAATAAGTATAGATAACTCACCTTTTCTGAATTGTAGACTTTTTTCGTCTGCAATTGTTGCGATATTATTCAAAGGCTCTATCATTTTGTCAACATCTTCCATCAATTCTATCCACCCTTGAGTGGACATCATTGAGAATCTCTCTTCGTAGTACTTCTGAAGTTCTGGATTCATTGTCTAGTCATCTGTTTTTCAACAATCTTAGCCTTGTTCTGAATATCTGCTTCTTTCAGCATTAGTTCAGCAACTTTGACCCGCTTATCAAACTCTCGTGAAGCTAAAGCGTCATCAGTTGGGAGGTTCTTGGTATTAGCCGCCATACTCTTTGCTTGCAACTCAATAGGCATCAATTGGGCTTCGGTCAATAACTTCTGAGCCTCTGCCTTATTCTGCTCTGCTTGAGTAGTTTGGACAGCAATCTGAGCCTGAGCCAGTTGCATAGCCAATTCTTGTTGCATTTGTTGCATTTGTTGGGTTTGTGGATCAGCTTGAGACATCTTGTCGAGCATGGCAATCAACTCATATCTGTTTGACAGAGAAGAATTAGCCATGATGCCCTTCAAAATGATAGGCAAAACAGGAGTATTAGGGCCAAGAGTCTGGAGTAGGGCGATGAACTGTTGTTGCTCATGCTCTCTAGCAATGATTCCGAGTGCTGCCGTAGGAATGAACTTCATGTCCACAGTAGGATAACGCTCTGGATCGAACTGCATATAGCGGTAGGCGGCTTTGGTGATGAAGGGGATCATAAAATCCTCTTGGAAATTCACCAAGGTACGCTTGTATTTCTTGATAATCGAGGCAGTAGCCATCGAAATACCACCCTGACCCGCATCTCTGGAGACGGCAGTAACCATTCCCTGTGAGTCAAGAGTGCCTGTTGCCATCAAAAGCATACGCTCAAACTCTTTGGCAGTTGTCAGGTTAGAACCATCAGTATTGCCAAACTTGAACGGGAACAGAATCTCATTGGGATTGCCGTTTGTCAGGATAGCCTTGCCTGGCTTTACTTCAAACTTAGCACCCCGAGGGAGTCTTGTGGCATCCATAGCCATCATTGGGCTAGTAGTCAGAGCAAGTGAATCTAAGTGGCTACGCACTTGGGCATCAATAGCTTTTTGTGAGTTGTAAGCCTTCTCAACAGTACCACGACCCAATAAGCGATTAGGAACTGTATCGTCCTGATAAGCAAGGATTGGGCGATCCTTCATCATGTACGGGTTCTTTTCTGCCTTCAGAAGAACACCATCATTAGCGATAACTACGATAGCCTCGACCAGATCGGAATACTCGTCCTGAATACTGTCTTCAGGGAACAAGTCTTCTACTTCTTCTTCGTTTTCTAGTTGCTCAAGATACTCTCTAGGAACTAAACCATAGTAAGTAAGAAGTTTAACTTTATCGTCTTCGTACTGAGTAACCTCTTGGGTAGGCTCTAAGTCCGTATCCATAGAGTCAGTACCGACCTTTACCTTGCGGTAGATACCATCTTCTTGACCTTTAACGATCTTGTGGATAGAGACATACTTCTCAATAGCCACACCCATACAGTCATCAATAGATGTTCCATTAGGGTCAAACAAGAAGTTACGGGGGTTAACAGGAACAATCTTGACTGCGATTCTGTCTCTTTCCTCTACACCGATAGCGGCTTGTCCGATTTGACCAGGTATTGCCTGAGTGCTAGGAACATAGACTTTCTCTGTTTTGACAACAATCTCACCAATGCCCGTACCATAAAGTTCAGCCAATAGCTCAATCTGGTCAATAGACTTGCGAATCTTATCGACTTTAAAGTCTTCCATGAGTTGAGCTTTGATAGCCTCAACGTCTAGGGGACTACCATTGACATCACGAATATCGTCTTGAATGTCAAAGAACTCACCTTGACCAAAGATGGCTTCCATGATTTCGGCATGGCGTGTCTCTACGGCTTGTTGGGTAGCGGGAGTAACGATTCGGCTACGCTCAGAGTCTCTAGTCTTATCTTGGGCATCCCACTCACCATTGAAGATTCTCTCGTACTCTAGCCAATCATCAAGGCAATTGACATCTCGCCAATCTCTCCATCTATCACAATGGTTGACAACAAAGTTAACTATCTCTTTGTCTGAGTCGCTAGGTTCTTGGAATTCCATTCTTATACCCCACTAATAATATCTACTGGTTGCCAATCCTCGCTGTCATCTTCTTCCATATAAGATGTAACAGCAAGTTGGTCAATGTAACTAAGGGAGTCAGGCAAGTCATCGTGAACCCCTTGTGCGGGGAACAGGATTAACTGGTCTACGAACTCATCCCAATCTTCTTCCGAATTTAACACAATTCTGCCATGCTCGAACCTACCTTGTAAAGCCCAGATGATTCGATCCGCTTTTTTTCTATTCCCGTGGGTCAAATCTATGATGTGAGCATAGGTGTTGTTCTTACGCATCAAGTCCGAAAGATAGGGCAAAACAGCGTTCTTTAAAGCCCCCCTCTCTATCCCGACACTTAAAGGGCGGTAGTCCCGAATAGCTATCAGTATCTTAGAGGCTGTCTCTCGGATGTCCCAACGTCCGTGTTCAATCTTCTTAACAAACCACTTCCCATCGTCAGTAACCTTAACAATAGAGATAGCAGACTCATCTAGCCGCTTCTTAGCATTGGCTGCTTGTTTGGCAACTTCCTCAAATCCCGCTAGGTCAACAGCAATGTAATAACTTCCGTGTTCAGGCTCTACCCCGTATTTAATCCATTCTTCCTTAAAGATGTCAGACCCCGCATTGGTGAAAGAAGCCATGTATTCTTGCTTGAAAGCAAAGGTACTGAGGGTCTTTTTGGCAGATTCAATCTCTGCTTGGTCAATCAAGGGGTTATCAGCAGTGGTGAAGTGCCATGACTTCCAATCAGGATCATCCTCTGATTCGCCTAGTTTGAAGGTATCGTAGAACCAGTTGCGTCCTTTAGGAGTGCCAATAAAGAGTGCTCTCCCCCGTTTATCAGACAAACTAGCACGAATGACCTGTTCCCATGCTTCGGGCTTAATGTCTGCAACCTCATCGAGAACGGCATAGGTCAGTGAGACTCCACGAAGGGTATCAGGTCTATCAGCCCCACGAACGTAGATTCTTGCCCCGTTTATCAGGGTAATGTCTAGATTGTTCACATGGGATGACTGAATAACCTCTCTGCCAAGGTCTAGCAACAAGTCCCAGATAATCTGTCTTGACTGTCCCATAGTGGGACTAACATAAAGAACCGCAGAGCCTTGTGGACACTTGAGTCCTTCTATAAGTAGGGTAACTGCCGCCATACGACTCTTACCGCACCTACGCCCAGCAGCCACAACCTTGAACCTAGTCGTATCCTTAAATACCTCTTGTTGCCAAGGCAAGAGACTAAAGTTCAGGTCTGCCATCAAAGTACTCCATATTAGAGGGTTCTATCGTAATAGAGTCACCATCGCACCAATGGTCATAGTTAAGAACCTCTTTCACCAAAGTGGCAATATGGTCTTTAGGAACAAGAAACGTATTCTTACTCAGACAACTAGGCTTGTGAATAGTAACAACCCAATTAACCATATTTGGCCTCTACGTCTTGAGGCTCATCAGAGGTGTCGATGATCATTGGCTCTTGGCCTAAACCAGTTATATTGATGGTGACTGCGCTTCGTTGGCCTTTGTCTTTCTCAAACATACTGATCGGTAGTGTGCGGTCAATGCACATCTTGAGCGCTGCCATCTGGCCTGGGTGGTCATCATTGAGCGCAATGTCAATCACCTTCTGCGCTACATCCTTACCGCCAGACCGGATCATCAACTCCTTCAATTCCTTGAGGCGCTGTTGATCCGTCTTGGGCAATACCTTCGGTGGGTTGTTCGCATAACGCTGAATCGTCATCTTCACCGAACCCTTGGGGCGACCACGCTTTTTCTTTCTCTCTTCAGTTGCAGGGGTGAATTCCACTTTTTTCCTTTCGGGAAGCTGGGTTTGCTCGATTCTAGTCCATTTTGCTTTTTCGGTGGGTGGGGTGTACCTACAATTATCACGGCGAGGCCGACCCCCTCCCCCCCATGCAAAACGCCCAAAACCAAGGGTTTTCCCGATTCTGCTTTATACAATCATCATTATGTTAAGTTGACGCAAAGATATCCACAGATATTTGAATACTTTGTTTGTACTCGGCAAGTTATCCACCGCAAACTGTGGACAAGTTGAACAAGACCCTTGTGGATAACTGGGTTCGGATCGATTTGAATCGGGGCGGGAGAAAAAAGGGAAAGAGGCTGTGGGTGCATTCCACGCATACCTGACAACCAGTTATAACATTTTGTTATAACCCAAAAAATTTGTGAGGAACAACCAAACCATCCAACCAGTTCAGGAATGCTCTCCAGACGCATCAAAACCCTCTGTATCGCTCTCAAACGCTTCGTCTGTACCATTGCCTACCTGCAAGCAATCAAGGCTCTTATGCGGTCTAAAGCCTTGAATCCATAAAAATGAATAGACTTCAAGCAAATGATGGAAGCCAGCGGACATATCGCCACGGCCTGCGTGAACCAAAATCTTTTTCTCTGCGGGCTTTAGGATGCGCTGAAAGTATTTTGACTTTGGGTTAGCTGGTCTACCTACAGGCATACGAAACCCTCAAAAAAAAGGGTACTCACGCCGCAAAGCGCTTTCCCCGAAGGTGCGACAATCAATGGCAACTGCGCGCACCGCATCATCTTATCACCTCAATCTCCACGGCGTACTCGCCTGGCCTGCCTGACCTTTGGGCATACTGCCAATCCACCAGACTATTGCCATCATCCACGCCAAGCCAGTCAGCTACACCGTCCCTGACTGCTTTGAAGCCAGACTGCAAATTATCCCCATCTAAGCGCCTTGGTGCGACTCTGGTCAAAACCACAGTAGCCGGAAGCATCTCCAAACCAGAGGACTGAGCCACGGCAGCCAAGCTCATCCGAGTCCTCGTTCTGTGATCCTTTGCCAACTTCGCTTTGATTGCCCAATGCAGTCTCATGTTTGCCACACTGACAATTTTCATGTTCATTCTGACCTCAATCATCATTCAACTCCAATCCATCAAAACCACCTACCCAAAGTTCGGATGTACCGAACCCCTTTATGTACCGAACCTGGGTGTCCTATAAGGACACCCGGTACGTTTCGGTACACCAGAGGGGGGGTCATTCGGTACATTTCGGTACGTTTCGGTACATTTCGGTACACGCCTCGGTACATTTGCCATGTACCGATGTACCGAACTCGGTACATTTCGGTACGTTTCGGTACTTTTACCATGTAACAAAGTTACCATTTCGGTACATTTCGGTACAAGTCCATTGTAACTTTGTTTCATGCTGGCTCATTTGGCTCTGTTTTCGGTACAGTTCGGTACAACCCAGAGTTCTCCAAAACCATGGATTTCTTGGTCAAAGCATCCAAACACTCCTTAAATCTGCGTGAATTCAGACCATGCCCTTTGGCGCTTTCACGCCATTGATCGTAATCCACCATGGCAGCAAACCCTTCAATTCCATCGCTGGCCCGTTTGACTTCAATGGCTACCAAGCAGTTCAATGCGATGCGCTGGTTGCCTGACAGGACTGTGCGCTTTTGGATGTTACCGATCAGGCCGGAGATGTCCACCGCTGTCAGATAAGCACCTTTTACTGGCGCTCCGTTCTTGTCTTGGATTGGCAAGTCTACTTGAGTGATCTGAAAGTTCTTGGGTGCAGGCATCTCTGCATCCTTCATCTTTTTGGATTCAAAGGCTATGGTTTTAGTTCCCGAATCCAACTGGCAGCGGTACTCCGCATCCAAAGCACCCTTCAGGGCTGTTGACCCACGGCTACGATCCTTGTCTGCCACGCCTGAGTGGTGAACCACCAAGACACAACATTTCCAAGGTTGGCGCAGATAGACATCCAGATGCTGGATAAAGGCATTCATGTCTTGGGTGCTGTTCTCATCACCGCCGTGGTTTCTGGCTAGGGTATCAATGATGATCAGGCTAGGGACAGTTCCTGCTTGCGCTGACAGCTCCTTGATACTCTCAGCCACAACAGCCGCCTCGGTTGCATCGTACAACTGCGCTGCCCTATGGCTCTTGTATAACGGCGCTCCATCCAAGGTTTGCCCATTACCCAACTGCCATGCTTTGAACCGCCTTGCTAGGCCGTTATGCCCTTCTCCGGCAATGTAGAACACCGATCCTTGCTTGACCTCATGCCCATGCCACGGTTTGCCAGTTGCCACACAGCAAGCTATGTCGATGGAAACGAAGGACTTACCACCGCCTGGGTCACCGAACACTTGCGCTAGGCTATCACTTTCGATGTAGTCATCCACAATCCAGTTGATCTGGCTAAGTTGTAGGTTATCTGCCCGAGTGAACTCAAACGCCAGTTTGTCACGCATTGGGCCAGCTACGCGCTCGATCTGCTCTTTGACCGCATCCAGACCTTGCAGGCAGTGAAGGTCGTTAAAGTCTGTTGGTTTGTTGTCCACCATGTCAGACTCTCCAAATGATGGGTACACAATTTCCCCAAACACCAAAGCCGCCGCAGCCCTGCCCTTTGCCACACCAGGGTTGCCCTCGGTGAACTGGTCATTGTCTGCGCCGATGATGATCTTACTGCCTGGGAACATCTCCTTGGCACTTTTGGCTACCTTGGCTAAGTTCCCACAGTCAAACGCCACAAGGACTGTATAGTCTGTTGCCTCATGGATCGATGCACAGGTTGCAAAACCCTCACCAATGAACACAATCTTCCTGTTGCCCCTGAGTTCATAAAACCCACCCTCGATCTTGCCACCCTTCAAGAACCTTTTGTTGCCATCTGCATCAATGGTCTGGTATGACAGGATTTCCCCAGCTTGGTTGATCACAGGCACAACCAACCTACCTGCACGATCAATCTTGATCCCATGAGCGCCAATGTGCTTACGCACAAGGTATGGATGGTCATCAGACGCATCTGCATACGTCCCAACCTCATCCTCTGCACGTTCGGCTGCCACCGCCTGAGAAGCCAGCCTGTCAGCTTCCTTTTTGGCCTTAACGTCTGCTATCCACTTATCATGCTCAAAGCGCTCAGTGAACGACATTTGCCTACCAGTATCTGCTACCCATTTGCTCTCAAACACTGGCTCTTTCCAACAGCCTGCAATGCCAACAGGCACTTTGCCACTGGAATGCAAGATGTACCAACCATCCAATGCACCCTTCTTGGATGAAACGTGAGCCACTCGATGGATTTCACCATCTGCAATGATCTCCTTGATCAAGAGGCCAGATGCCTCGCAGTGCTTCCTAAACCCTTCCTCTGGGTTAATCAGGTCTTGGCTCTCTGTGGCTGCCGCAAAGCCATTGGGGAATATTGTTGTTAGGTTAGTCATTGTTGTGCTTCCACAAGTTCAGGCCAAATAGACTGCCAACTGCCCTGACAGACCATCTGCCGAGTCAGCCTCCCTTCGCTCTGCTGCTCCACTCTCACGGCCTCCCAAGCTGACATTTCACGCCTGCCAGTGAGACATTGGTAAAGGTATTGCTCATTGATGCCAACTTTTTCTGCCAGTTGTCGGCGCTCATCTGGTGGTATTTGTGTGTTCATAGGACATCGACTCTAGCACATTGATAGACTTTTTTGGCAATAGGGAAAACACCTATGCAAATAATTCTAGCAAAGGGCTTGACAACATCTAGCAACTCGCTAGAATTCAAAGCGTGGCAGGGAAATTGGTTCTCTGTCCATCACGCCGAAAGGCCAAAGGAAACAAAATGAACGTAACTTACAAAATCATCAAAGCAGAGTCTGAAACATCAACTGGCCGAATTGTCACTGTATGGCACGTAGTTGACGCAGCAGACGGATTCGTGTGCGACGCATTTGATTTAAAACGTGATGCAGTTGCTTGGGTTCTTGCTTCAACTAATTAAACCAAACGGGGCTTCGGCCCTCAATCTGCCGCAAGGCCATAAAGGAAAATCAAAATGAACGCTTCTTACACAGCCCACGTAGCAACTGATCTTTACAACGCAGGTTACTCATGCGATGGTCACCCTTTTATTGCAGAGCAATATTATGTGGTGATCGAGAACCAGGCAGGCCGCCGCTTCCGTCACACAGCAACTTTCAACGGCACTCAAGAAGTTGTTTGCCTAGAGTCTGGCGATTCTTACTTTCCCGATCTGCGCCAAGAAGCATCAGCCAAAGCCGTGCGCTTGTCTATTCGTGTTGAGACTGCTCTTAAATCTGGTCAGTTTTTATCACCAACATTTTGGGAAGAAATTGATCCAGCTTATGGCTCTGACGAATACGCCTATCAAGGCACAGAAGCCAAGCGCTTATTTGCCGAGAAAGCCGCAGCCTAACCCAACCCACGGGGCGCAAGCCCCCGAAAGCACAACATGAAACACCACAAACACTACTACTACCCCGAAGTCAAGAACGCCAGGCTCACCGCCCGCGCAGAAGCAGCCCTTGACCTTCTCACAGCCCTCGCCATTGGCATCAGCTTTGCCGCCTTACTGGTTGCATGGTGGTCAGCATGAAAACAGTCTTAATACCCATCAAACCCAAACTGACACGATGCGAAATTCTTGGCGTTTGTCAGTCCAAACACAATCCATCTTGCAACAAACAATGTAGGAGAACTGCATGAACCCCACACCTGCCTGCCCCCAAGGGATTATTGAATTTGAGTACGATCTCGAAGGTGTCGATCTGGTTTGCCACTTGGAGTACATCCCTGAAGAAATTGGCGCACTTGATAGCCGTGGCTTATCTGATGAGCCTGACTACGCCGAAACTATGGAACTTGTCAGTGCCTATATCAAAGGCACAGACATAGACATTGGTCACTTGCTCTTACAGGGCCTTGTTGATCACATTACAACCACCGCACTAGAGGATTACAAAAATGACGATCTCTGAACTGGCAACACTGCTACGCAAAGCCAAGCAAGCCGAGAACGAAGCCAAAGCCGAGCGCCTACGCATTGAGGGCTTGATTGAAGAACAATTCGCCAAACCCCAATCTGGCGAAGGCATCCACAAGGATGAAGAGTTCACCATCACTTGGAAACTCAACCGCACGGTTGATACTGACCGCTTGGCAGCCGACTATGACGATCTGCCAGACAACGCTCAAAGAGCATTTCGCTGGAAAGCCGAGGTCAACTTGGCTTACCTTCGCTCCCTCTCAGAAATTGACCCAGCCGCCTACAACAAGGCAGCAGTGTTCGTAACTAGCAAACCCGCAAAACCATCCATTGAACTGAAAGACTAACATGGCCTTCGATCTCTCATCCATCTCCAAAACCAAACGTGTACGCTCACCCAAGATTGTTGTGGTAGGCCAAGGCAAGATTGGCAAGACCACCTTTGCCGCCATGTCGCCCAACGCCATTGGCATCCTGACCGAAGACGGCGCTGATGCGGTGGACGCAAACGCCTTCCCACTGGCTTCTAGCTTGGTGGAAGTCTATGCCGCCATTGACACCTTAATTAACAAAGACCATGACTTTCAGACCTTGTTCATTGACAGTCTGGATTGGCTCGAACCCATGATCCAAGAGTATGTGTGCAAGCAGAACAACTGGAAGAACATTGAAGCACCAGGCTTTGGTAAGGGCTACGTTGCCGCCGCCGAGGAATGGCGCAACCTTCTGTCTGGCTTAGAAGTCCTACGCTCTGCCAAGGGCATGGGCATCATCCTGATTGCTCACGACAAGATCAAGCGCATTGAAGACCCGCTGACTGAAGGGTATGACAGCCATGTGCTGAAACTGCACGACAAGGCCGCTGGCCTAGTCCAAGAGTGGGCTGATGTCATTGGCTATGCAGGCTACCGCATCTTCACAAGCAAGACCGATGCAGGGTTCTCTAAGAAAGAAACCAAGGCCACGACAACAGGTGAGCGAATCTTGCACGTTGAACCCCATCCGGCTCATTGCGGTGGTAACCGCTTTGGCCTTCAGAATATGCCGCTTGACTGGACGGCATTCCAAGCAGCGCTCACCGTAGCGCAGTCTTGATCACCCCAGTTCGTAACTTAACTTTTTAGGAAATTTATCATGGCTCAGTTTAATTTTGACGCATCCCAAGTCGCACCCCAAGCATCCACAGGCCCATTGCCTGCGGGTGTTTATCTGGCTCACATTGTTGAGTCTGATGTTCAGCCCTTAAAGTCCGGCAACGGCGAAGGCTTGAAACTCACCTTTGAGGTCATCGATGGTCAGTTCAAAGGCCGCAAGATTTGGGAGAACTTGAACATTCGCCACAGCAACGAAGACACTCAGCGCATTGCACAAAGCCAGTTGTCTGCGCTTTGCCACGCGGTGAACGTGATCAAGTTGCTTGACACTGCCGCCCTGCACTTCAAGCCAGTTCGCATCAATGTGACTGTGCGCGAAGCCCAAGGCATCTACAAGGCCAACAACAACATTAAAGGTTATGAGGCCGCAGGTAATGGCATCAGCGCACCAGCTACTGCACCAACTCCCGCGACTGTTGCTGAAGCCCCTGTATGGCCTACCGCCGAGCAAGAAGCCGCCAAGTCTAAAGCACCTGCTTGGGCTAGAAAATAATGGCTTTACTCCCACAATCAGTTTCTGATCCTGTGGCTGATGCCATCTTTGCCTTCTACAAGGCAAAGTTTGGCTCAGAGTTACAACGCCCCTACCTTGGTGCGTCAAGCATTGGCAAGCCCTGTCTGCGCCAACATTGGTATTCTTTTCGGTGGTCTAAGCCTGCTCAGTTCTCTGGTAGGCTTTACCGAGTGTTTCAGTCTGGTCACTTGCAAGAGCCAAGGGTTTATGCAGACTTGGCAGCCATTGGTTGCACTGTCTACCAAATCAACCCTACTACGGGCAAGCAATGGTCATTCACCGAACCTGAAACTGGTCACCACTTTCAGGGCAATGCGGACGGCATCATCACGGGCCTGCCGCAAGCGCCGAAGTCTCCGCACTTGTTGGAGATCAAAACCGCATCTGACAAGATGTTTAAAGATATGCAAAAAAATGGCGTAAAGAAGGCCAAGCCCGAACACTACGCGCAGATGCAAATATACATGAAGTGGAGCATCGATCAGTTTGGAGCAGATGGCTGCCAACGGGCGCTTTACTTTGTGGTCAACAAAGACAACGATGACATCTACACCGAGCGCTTAGAGTTTGACGCTAAAGAAGCGCAAGCACTGGTTGATAAAGCTATGGCGGTGATTACCGCGCCCGAGCCGCCAGTTGGAGTGTCTACCGATCCAACTTGGTTTGAGTGCAAGTTCTGCGACTACCAGGCTATTTGCCACGGCACAGATGTCCCTATGCCAACGTGCCGTTCATGCGTTCACGCCACGCCTGAATTGGGCGGTAATGCAGTTTGGTCATGCGCCTCACATAGCACAGTTTTGTCAGAAGGAATGCAGCGCAAAGGTTGCAATGATCACCGCTATATCCCTATCTTGCTTGCCAAAACAGGCCATCCAGTTGACCTTGACCAAAGCGATAATGTGATCTACAAAATGGCAGATGGCAAACAGTTTATCAATGGTGATCCAGACAAAAACTTTGATCACATCAGTAGCGCAGAAATCCACGCCTGCACAGACAAGACCGCCTTGGTGGATGAGTTTGCCCTTGATCTGCGTAAACAACATAATGCAAGGTTCGTATGACTACCCCACCAATTGACAACATTACATTGAGAGACTATTTTGCCGCCCAAGCGGTCATTGGCCTGCTTCATCAAAGTAATCCCAATGTTTATGACCTAGCGCGAGATGCTTATAAATTGGCAGATGCCATGCTTGATGAGCGTGAAAATGATCCTGCGTGACTATCAGTCCCGCGCAGTCGCAGACCTGTTTGCTTGGTGGACAAAGCACCAAGGGGATGCCGACATTCCTCTTTTGGTGCTACCCACCGCCGCAGGCAAGTCTGTGATCTGCGCTGAGATTGTGCGCCAAATGTGGGATCAATGGCCTCTGTTTCACCCTCGCACTGTGGTGCTTGTGCCATCCAAGGAACTGGCCGAGCAGAACGCTGCCAAGCTTAGAGCCTTGCTTCCCCCAAACATCAGCGTTGGCTTTGTCAGCGCCAGCTTGGGCAAGAAGCAACACCAAGCAGATGTGATTGTTGCCACCATTGGAAGCATCCACAAGGCATCCCACCTGCTTGGCAACATCAAGGCTGTGGTGATTGATGAGGCTCATCTGGTGAGCCAGAAAGCAGGGGATGCAGGGATGTACCGCACCTTCTTGTCCAAGTTGGGCGAACTTTGCGAGTTCAGGACTGTTGGCATGACCGCCACGCCTTTTAGGGGCAATGGTGTTTGGCTGACCGATGGGGATGACCCACTCTTTACTGGCATTGCAAGCCGTGTCTCCATGCGCGAATTGCTTGATGCCAAGTTCATTGCCCCACTTGTCCCACCGGATCGCATTGAAACCCGCATTGATGCCAGCAATGTTGGGATGGCAAATGGAGACTACAAAATTGGGGAGCTTTCCCGCGAGGTTGAAAAATACCTGTCCAAAGTAGCCACAGAAGCCTCCAAAATCGCCTCAGAGCGCAAGAAATGGATCGCCTTTACACCGAGTGTCAAAAACGCTGAAAGCCTTGCAGATCGCTTAAATTACCGAGGCATTGTGAGCGCCGTTGTTTGTGGTGAAACCCCCAAGCAGGAGCGCGAAGACCTGATTCGCCAGTTCAAGGAGAGTCAGATTCACTGCTTGGTAACTGTCTTGGCTTTGTCGGTTGGCTTTGATGTGCCAGACGTAGACTGCATTATTTGGTGCAGGCCCACCAAGTCGCCAGTGCTTTATGTGCAGGGTATGGGCAGGGGTACTCGAATTGCAGACGGCAAGACAGATTGCCTGGTGCTTGACTTCACCGACACAGTTGAGCGCCTTGGGCCAGTTGACACCATCCAAGGCAGGGCTAAAAAAAGGTCAGGCCCACAGGAAGCGCCTTATAGCATCTGCCCAGACTGCGGTGAACGCAATGCACCCGCAGCTCTTGTTTGCATTCATTGCGGTGGTCAAATCCGAGAGGAAGAGGCTAAACCAATTGATGCCAAGGTTTCATTGGCAGCGCTTTTGTCGAATCAGGCAAGCATTTCAGAACTGATTTGGCACGATGTAACCCGAGTTGACTACGGCCTGCACCGAAAGGAAGGCAAACCAGACTCATTGAGAGTTGACTACTACGCTGGCTTGCTTCGGGTTGCGACTGAATGGGTTTGTTTCAGTCACATTGGCTATGCTAGGCAAAAGGCCGAGAACTGGTGGCTTTGCAGGGAGAAGAAGTCTATGCCATCAGGCACACAAGAAGCGCTTGAGTGGCTTGAGTTTAAAAACATTGAAGAGCCAGTTAGGATCGCAACCCGTAAAAATGGAAAATACACAGAGGTAAAAGAATATGAATTTTATTGAACTAAGCGCAATCAAGAGGCATTTGGATAGTCAGGTCAAGCAGATAAACACCATCCAAGTCAATTGCCGACAGTGTAACAATTTTGAGACAGGCATTTGCAAGCAGTATGGAGCAGCGCCACCATTAGAATGGATTACTGGCACAGTTGAGTGCGAACATTGGGAATGGGATCAAATCCCCTTTTAAGGAGACATCATGTTAGAAAAACCACCATATTCAAAGATCAGTTACCCGTCAGTCCCAAACAAGGACTTTAAATGGTCTTCTGGCTCAGACGTTCAAGCAATCTGGAGAAAACACGGATGGACACCACCTTCTGAGAAGATGCTGCCCCCACCTCCTGAGAAGTATCAAGAGCCACTTCGGAGAGTGCGCTGATGATGCCTCCGATTCAAATCGGCCTACCCACTCCTGTGCATAAGCTAAAGTTTTGCACTAATTGCCAAGTTAACAAGCCACCAGAGGGTGGCATTGACATGGGCGAAAAATGGAACTGCCAACTCTGTTGGGTCAGACGATTAACTGGTAAACACCTGAGACAAAATGCCAAGACCGAAACCACCTGAACCCCTTATAGGCCGCCAAATTAGACTGTCAGATCGCCATGTGATGATCTTGCAAGAACTTGGCGGCGCTGAGTGGCTGCGTAAAGAATTGGATAAAAAGGCCAAGATGCCAGCCAAGTATTACCGCCGTGAACTAGACGCACCTTCAAAGAAAGAAGTCAATGACTAACCAAAGTGGCTGGCGTAAGCGCCAAATTCAAATGCCCAAGTTTGATATTTGGGAGCGTGAGAGCTTGGTTGACTTTGCAGGGGAGTGCTACGTCAAACTGTGCGAACAAGATGACCGCATTCAGCAACTTGAGTGCGATCTGAAGACGGCGCTTGAGGCTTATAGAGACTTAAGTAAGAACCTCTAAAGCATGGTTGATGTGTTTGATCCGGTCTTCCAAGCCAATAAAGCCACCATTGATTTTTTTGGTTAAAGTTTTGTAATCTTGGGAGTCTGCATACTGGTTGAGTTTATGAGTGTCCCAAAACCAACCCGCAGTCAGGGCAGCGTACTGAGGTGTCGCCACAAGATCAGGGTCTGCCCAGAAGTCAACACCCAGCGCCTTGCCTGCGTGAAAATACGAGCTAGAGCCAGTTAATTGGATACATCCTCGGCCTCGAAAACGAAAACCATCCCCAGAGGCTTCATCCCTGTTGCCCATACGATTTGCGTACACAGTATTGGCAATGAGCCTTGAATTTCGCTGACACGCCTGTGCCTTGGCAGCATCAAAGCGTTTAGGCCATGTCTTCATTAGACCAGCCGCAGAATAAGATAACCCTTCTTCGAGCATCTTAAAGTTCCCACATTCATGCCCACATTGCCCAATAAAAGCGGCTTTTCTAAGTGGATTCATAATGTCAAAACGCTCAAAAGTGGCATTCAGGGCATCTAACCATTGATTACCAATATGTAATCTAGCTAATTGTTCACTTGTTACCATTTAGTAAATCTCTCATCTGGTTATACGAGTCCACACAGGCATTTAAAGCAACAGTATTCTTATCACCTTGGGCAACTATTTCTGCGATGGCTTCGATGGTTGCTCTTTCGGCATCAGAAGGTTCATTAGTCTGTCTGTCAGGTTCACTGGTTGCTTTTGTATCTGTGGTGGTAATGGGGGTACTTGTGGGGGCTTGTACGTAACTGGTGGGGCAGAGGCGCAACTTGCCAGCACGATTGGCAACAGCAAGGGCAGAAGTCTTTTGATTGATAGCATTGGTAGCCTCCAATAATTTAGTAGCGTTTTGGTTGATTTGTTCGTTCAGTTGTTGTTCTGTTTTGCGAGATTCTTCATTCTTCTTGGCAATGGCTATCTTCATGTCATTGTCTCGGTCTTCCCATCCAAAATGGTAGCCACCTCGGTAACTGCCAAACAAGGCAATGGCAATAGCTAAAGCAATGTAGGGTAAAGGTATGCCAAACATTATTCAGCCTCTTTTCTTGCTTGAGCCAACTCTTCACGCTCATGTTCATCTTCTAGGTGGTCAGGAGGGGTTGTGGGTGGTGGGCCAGGTGTCCAAGATTCATCCAAAGGGGGATTCACCCATGCTGGCATAGCACCAGAAGGTGAAGTCCATGTGTTTAGACCGCCAGAAGAGGCATAGGAAGAGTTAAAACCGCCCTGAGAGCCTTGATAGCCCATTGGTTGACACATTGGCTGTTGGGGCGGCTGTTGCCTAGAAGTCATTGCCCGCTTACCAATAACACCGCCAATACCACCCACGATCAACAGAACAATGTCGTTCAGCATCTTGGTATAGGCTTGGTCAATCGGGGCCATGCTCTTGATGGGTTGTGTGACGAACGTCACAGAATAGAGTAAGGCAATCACGATAAAGAAAAGAATCAGAGTGACAGCAAGCACCACGATGCTCCAGACCCTGACCTCGATCTCTTCAGTTGTTAGGTTTAACTTCGTCAACTTTTTTCTCCAAGATGGGTGCTACCAAGTATTCTGGGCAAGTTTGAGTGAATAGACATCTAGGCTTCTGGCACTCAGTTGCGTGAAAATTGTCAGGGTTCTGGCACTTGTAACGATACTTTTCTTCGCAGCCAGTGAGCAGTAAAAGAAGCAATAGATATTTCATTTGCTTTTCATTTTTTCGTAAATCACAGCAATGTCTTGACGATTGTGCATAATGTCGTCACGATTCTTTTGAATCTCTTTTTCTAAGTCTTGACGTAGTTTTTCACGGGCTAATTCAGCACCAGTGTTTGTGGCTTGCTTATTGTCAGACGTAACCACTAGGCTGATCTTGTTGTTTAAAACAGTGACCTCATGCGATAGGTGCGATAGTGAGTTCATCAGGTACACCACGCAAGTAAAAAGAATTGGCAAGATGGCAAAAGCCACTTTTTCGATGAGTGCGTGTTTTTCATTTGTTTCAATCATTTACCTAGACCAACCCTTCCAAGTAGAAGATTAACAATTCTGTCTGACAAGTCATCTGGCAAGAACTTCAAGAAACCAAGAAACCACAGTGCCACACACCCGTAGATAAATATCTTGAGGCAGAGGTCAAACGTCTTCTGATACTCATTCACCGACCGCACCTTCTTGTAGTGGCACAGAAATCCATCATTTCGTTGATGCCAACAAAGATTAGAAACAGAACAAAGAATATCCCACCTATTGCCAAACCAATCTCTAGTTGTTCTTGCTCTTTCTCTTTGGCTTTTTTGTCTGCTGCTTTTAATGCGCTTATCTCTTTAGCATCTGCCAAGTCCATCTCTGCTTGACGGGCTTTAATCTTTTGCCATATGTCAATCTTGCCAGTGGTCATAAAAAGCAGCTTTAGCTCCTCCTCGAAAACTCGACTTTGCTCCAAAGCCATCTCGATTTGGAGGGCAGTCCCCATGTTTGAGCCTTTGCCAGACTGTTTAGCCTGAAGCATAGCTTTTGTAGCTACAGACTTAGCGTCAAATAGCTTTCCAATCATAGGCGCGAGTGAGCCTAAGTCATTGGCAACCTTTGCTGCCTTCTTGACCATGCTGATGGCGCTTTGTATCCCCGCCAGGGCTGTGATTGGATCGATCATTTCTTTTCTACCTTTTTCCACTCAAGGCAAACAAC